TGATGTAAAGGGCTCAACTAAGCATGAACGGCGACCATCGCGTGGAGCACCTTCAGAATCAAGGTAAGCACCGGCGGTCAGATAAGTAATCAAACCAGTTGGAGGCGTACCAGCAGTACCAACGATATTGGCGGTGTTGTTTTTAGCCGTCACCAAACCGTCACGGTCGATCTTGTTGGCGATTGCAGCAACAGCAGGCTTCAGAACACGGTCGCTAAACATATCAAGCGACAATGCCAAGTCTTGGGTCGTAAACTGTGTGTCAACGTGGAATTGTGTCGACAAAGTCACAGGCACAGAAGTCTCGTTGAAATCTTCAACGTTGAGCGCTGGGCCAGTTGTACCGATAAAGCGACCAGGACGACGAACGTTAACAGTTGCACCGATCTTAGCGCCGACAACAGCGAATTGATCGTCATAGTTACGGTCAACTTCACTTGTAAATGTCAGTTCGTTCTCGAGCACCATGAGTGCTTCGTTAGTGATTTTACTAATGGTTAGCAAGTTATTTGCCATGATATTTCCCTTAGATTAAGTAAATTCTATTTACCTGATCTTACCTGCCAATCTTGCTGCTTTCCATTGCTGATACGATCCGTGGAATTGTCCATCGCTATCCACTTTCACATCAACACCGGAATTTCCGCTTTTCAATGGCTTGATAGGCTCAGGTGCTTTTGATCTTGCAGCAACAGATTTACTTTTAACCTCGGGCTCAGTCTTTTCAAACTTAGCCTCCAGTTTCCCAAGTTCTCGTAAGGCTTTCTGAATCGGCATTGCTGTCAATTCGTTAGCAAACTCTGGATTCTCAGCAAGATGGTATAGGATTCGTGGCCCTACATCACTCTCTAAGATGGCATCCCGCACTTGGTCTGATACTCGGACGTCTGCGGACTGTACCATTTCCTCAAAGTCAGGCAATTCTGCTTTCGCTGCATCTAAGCGCTTTGCCCAAGTCTGAATGACCTGATCTCGTGCCTCTGCTGCCTTGCGTTCTGCGTCTTGCCTATCTCTGTCTGCTAAAGCCTTCTCTGCGGAAAACTCAGCTAGTGCCTTCGCGTACTCAAATGCGTCGGTAAACTGGCTGGGCTGAGGCTCTTGATTCACGTCTGCCTGTTTAGGGCTATTCTGCGTCTCTAGAGCTTTCAAACGGCTTTCTAGTGCTTCCCTTGCTTCGCGTTCTTTAGCGGCCTCTTGCCGCGCTGCTTCACGTTGCTTGGTTAACTCTGAAAACCGCTTTTCCAACTTCGGATTTTTCGGTTTATCTGTTACTTCCGCTTCTTTCTCTGCGTCGTGTTCACTCTGTTCATCTGCCTCGACTTGCGGCTCTGACTCGGTCTCGACCGGATCAGCCTCACTAGGAGCATCTGTTACAGCTAAACCCAACCTTTGGGCATTGAAATCGGCTAAATTTTCACTTGTTACTACATTACTAGCTTCACGTTCTGACATGAGTTGCCTCAAGAGTTTACCCAGTTGTGCCTAACTGGTAAGGTTTGAACAAATTTTAATACTATTTAAGCAAAATCGCTATTAAATTGCACGTTCAATCGCTTCACCAGACGCGGCTCGCAATGAGCGTTCGTCTAATTGAGCAAGCATCAACGCAAATTCACCTTTAATTTTCTCAATATCGAGCTGAGTTTGCGTCTTAATAACTGTGTCGTGCGCCTTAACATCGACATTAAGTTTGGCAATATCTCTGCGTTCAGCGTCGCGCATTTCAATATCGTGGGCTTTGGCTGTTTGACGCATGAGCTCGCGCTTAGTCTCGGCTTCTTCCTGTGCCTGTTTGATGCTTGCGCCGTATTTCATATCCATCGTCATTGCTTGCAACTGTTGCTGCAATTGCTCGATGGTTTGTTTAGCGGCTGCTAATTGCATCTGAACCTGAGGCGGTACAGGTGATTTATCGTCAACTTGCGCCATTGGGTTTGCCGCGGCCAATCGGTCGGCAATAATATCAGCTCCAGGGAAGTCCATATTTCTGAATATTAGATCGCCGGCCTGAGTCATCAATGCGGGATCGGCAGTTAATAGCGTCATCATTGCGTCGACTGCCTCGGCACGCTTGGAGTTATAGCCTGGGCCTGTGTCCATTACAACGTCGTATTCGCCAACCGTTACGTCATTTAATACTTTAGCCACGCCTTGTTCGTCTTGACCTTGCTCGTTTAGCGTCACCAGTTCAGGCTGACCGTCCGCGCCAATGATCCGCATCACACGTTCGGTATCGTAAATCTTAGGAATCAGATCGAGCAAAATCTTACCTGTCCAACGAATCGACCTGGTCAAATTGTCGTAATAGTGGAAATTGGTCATGTCCACTTGCTGCTGCTGACCGTTGATAGCTTTGCCCGATTGATTACCGTTTGGCAGTTGCGATGGGTCGTAAATACCAATCACAGCCATCAAATCAGCATTCATACCAGCAGCTGCGGCCATTGCACCGGCAGGTGGTGGTTCAGGCTGCAATCTGGTTGGTGGTGGAGCTGTGCGACCATCAATGTCGGTCTGTTTGTAGCGCAATACTGGCGTAGCTTTAATGTTAGCCTGCGCCCATTCATTCTCATGTCCTTCGTCTTGGCCTTCAGCAAGCAACCATTTAGCCTTGGGTGCGAGTGCGACCGACTCGGTCATACTGGTTGCCCAATAGTTATACATTCGCGCAGGGTCTTTAGCCATACGCACCAAGCCAAACTTCTTACGCTTGCTCTCAACCACTAACTGCTGACCGTAGATCGGCACGATTGGGATATATTTACCCGCCCAGACGCCTTCTTCGAGGATTTCCATTGCGGTCAACTTGCACCACTTAATCTCTTTCTTCCATGTCTCACGGCGCGAGATTTCCTCGATGCCTGCCGCGGCCATCGCTTCTTTGCTTGGCAGATCATCCTCGTAAACGTGCGTACCGTCGGACAATAGGATTAGTTTAGTGCGCTTGCGTTCTGTATAAAAGAATTCGGCAATCCGAATATCCTCTTTCATTACCCATTCAGCGTTCGAGTCGCCCGTACCGCGAGCGTTAAAGTTACCGCCATCGTCTGCATCCGGATACATTGACCGGAATACATCCTTACTTACAACCTCGGTAATCAAGCATTTTTCAGCATCAGAACCGTCAGGCATAATCGAGTTAGGATCAAAATAGACAGTAAAAGGATTGGATATACGACGAATGTAAATCTCTTGATCGAACGAATCTTCGCGTACATAGTCTGTATCTATCCTCCAGTAACCCCAACCCATACGCACAGCAAAATCAAAAGCGTTATCGTAAGCGTCGTCCGCATCTGAATTGACCTCGATGTGTCTGCAAATGCCTGTAATGATCTCGGCGACCTTGGCATCTGACTGGTTATTCATCCCATGCACTTTGATGCGTGGCCGCTGCTGGCGCTGCTGATTGGTAATTTGTCTAACGTATGCATCGACCTTATTGATGGTCAGGCATGGGCGAGACTCAAGGCCGCGGGAGTTTTGCACTTCAACTGGCCATTGGTCGCCAGCTGCAAACTTTAAATCTTCGAGCGCCTCGGAGCGATTGTTGGAATCCGCGTCGCTGACTAATCGTAGGAATTTCTTAGCATCCTCGATGCGTCCGTCGTTTTCTAGATCATCAGCCATTTTTAGCCCATCCAATTGCCAGGTGCAGAGTATGTGTGTTTCACCACACGTTTTTCTTTAGTTTCAGTAACCATTAACCCAATATATCTAAACGCATCAGCGCCGTGGCTATATGAGTCATGCACAGGCGTTTTGCTGAATTGCTTGCTATCTGGGTCAACTTCGTATCGGTAATGTCTTAAACATTGTAATCCATCGTGGCAATTTTCCCTATCAAACCAACAGTTTGTAAAGATTGTTCTCGCCGCGTTAATAGAATCGGCAATTGGCGTTTTGCCGATAATTCTTGTTTTATATCCCGCGTTTCGTACGATTTCCTCAATGGTTCGACCAGCTGCTGCGAGGGTTTTGTTTTGGGCATCGTGAGGCAACCACAGCGTGTCATATATGTATCCATAGGTTTGCATCTGCGCTAAATACCAAGAAATCGTTTGTTGGCTGCTTTCCATGTACCGAATTAGCCGTGTTTCCATGCCAATAAATTGCACAAACCAAATGGCGGTCGAGTCAGCCCAGCCCAAGTCAAAGACTGCGTGTACAGGTTTCATTGGGTCATAATTGACCTTAGTAATGCGGCCCTGCAACTCAGCTAGTTGCATCTCTCGAGCAAATACTGCGCCATCAACCGTCTGGCGGCAAACGCCTTCCCAAACCGTGTTGTATGACTCTTGGTCGCGCTGCTGAAGTGATCGACGCTCTAGGTCTAGGGTTTGCGGAAACCACGGATTGTCAGCCCAACCGATCTTTTGAACGATGCAATCCTCGGGTGGCCGCAGCACAAACCGTTGATACGTTTCATCAGACTCCAGTTCCGGATTAAAAGTTACCCATATTTCGGAGTTTTGCTTACGAATGGTTGGTATCAGTACATCCCACGATCTTTTCGAGACTGTTTGAGCTTCCTCAACCCAACAAATATCGACACCTTCAAACGACTTAATATTCGTAACATTGTTCTTTAAGCCTGCAAATGCAATCTCTGTGCCATTTTTGCCACGGATTGACGTTTGAGTGATTTCATAAAAACTTGCTAATCCAAGATCGAAAATCTGATCTGACAGCAGTTTATGAACGGAATCTTTAATTGATGTTTGAAATTCTCGAGCGCACAGGATTCGTAACTGTTTTTTAGCGCCAAGAATCAATAGCGCCCTGGCGACTCCCCACGACTTAGCGCCCCCACGACCGCCATGCAATACTTTGTAACGTGACTTTTCAAACAAACAAGCCAGTTTGACAGGAAACTGAGCTTTCGCTATTGCCGATTGAACATCACTCATCGCGCTTTGGAGGCGTTACAAACGATACTTCGATGCCTTGCAGCAATGGTGCGCCATCAGCGCCTGTAATCTCTTGCTTAGTCGACTCGCGGTATTTCTTGGGGAATCGTGCGGCCATCGAGCGTGACCAAATCGAGGCGTTCAACTTGGCTGCGTCTTTTTCCTCGATCATGTGCGTTTGAGCAATTGTTTCCCACCAATTTTGCTCAAATTCTCTTGCCATGTCCAAGGCACGTAAAAATTCAGGATGTTCGTCGCGCCAGTTATAAATAGTCTTAGTGCCAACGTCGAGCTCGCAGGCTATTTGTTCAATGCTCTTACCTAGCTTTCCAAGCTGAATCACCTGCTCACAAAAGGCGGGATCGTACTTGCTAGGTCTGCCTACTGGATTAGCCATTATTTCGTATCGGTCTCGGCAGGCGCTGCGTCTGCAATTGGTTCAGCAGGCGTATGCGTTTGTGGGATTGCCTGGCTGTGAATCTTGACCAACAATGCGTGAACAAGTTTGTGAGGCAATTCTTCAAGCGCCTTAATAATCATGTTTACTTCGTCTACTGTGTGCTCTAAGTTAATATTCATTTCTTCTTTCCTTTCTTTTGTGCTTCACGTTTCTCAGCGTAGGCAATTGCTACGGCTTGCTTAACTGGTTTGCCCGCGGCCACCTCGGTCTTGATGTTTTGTTTGAATGCTTTAGGACTGGCTGATTTTTTTAACATTACTTACCCTTTGCTGTTTTTGCAGATTGCTTAAATGCTGCGGCCGTTGGTGCGCCCTTTGTGCCAGGCTTACGCATTTTCTCAACTGGCTTGCCTTCAGCCTTTTCTTTCTTGATGCGTTCCTGTTTTGCATGGATATTTGCGTATAAACCGTCTTTCATCTCAACATTTCCAATTTTTGAGGCTTTGTTTAGCCCGTTCCGCTGGGCCTTTAGCGTTACGCACTACACCTTCCATTCGAGCGCAAAATGATTTCTTCCGCCCTGCATCTTTCTCTGTCTTTGGGTTTGGCGCTGGTGGCTTTAGATTTGAGCCATTCTTTGCATTGTATTCAGCACGACCTTTCGCGGTCATTCCCGCACCTTTTTCGGTAGGGTTGTAATTCTTACCTTTGCCGGTGGTCGTATGAGCGATTGGTTTGTCGTGTTTAGGCACAATTTTCCTCAATAAAGCAAACGTCTTGCCAACTCATGACAAGATAGCGTTCATTATTTTCGTAATATTCGTGGTAACTCAGGTATTCGTCTTTGCCCATAGTGCCAAAGCGGACGTAATCACCCACCTCGAGTTTATCAGCTGCCAATGGGCCGACAGCAATTACTTCGCCCATGTTGTCTTTTTCAGACATAACGACTTCAATAATTGAGCTCTTTATACGTACGTCGGGTTTGACGACGATCTTGTCTTTCAGCGGTCTAATCACCTGAGCC